ACGGGGTCGTTTTTGTGCGGAATTAAAAACGATATCCTGCTGAGAACATAAACACCCACGGATCGAGGCGTACGCTATCGTGTTGCTGTGCACCGCCCAGCTTATAATTGGCGGTGGTATCGATATCCATGTACCACACTGGTAGGTTTCAAAAAACACAATAACCAATTGTATTTGAAGCAAAAAACAAGACTTTGAGATGTTTTTTTTGTACCTTTTTTTATGTTTTTAACTGTCTGATTTTATTGAAATCTTTTTTAGTTTTGCAGAAGGAATTTTTTACTTGATTGTAACTTTTTCGTTTTTTTGGGGCTAATTGACGCGCAATGCTGGGCGGGGAGCGCACAGCCAAAAAAACCGAAATTGACCGCTAATTACTGCCAATCATCATCGCTCTGATTGAGCGTAAATCATTCAGGTTATTCAGTTCTTCCTTCTGCTCTCGCTGACGTCAATAAATCCCATCATTGCGATCAACCTCATCCTTAACCATTGATGCGAGCAGTTCTTCCAGTTTCTGCGCTGACAGCTTTACCTGGTGATCTTCAGCATCTTCCCGGGCTATTGTGGTTCGCGCAGTGGCTGATTTTGCTGACATCACCACAGGGGGCAGACGGACCATTGAACCATGGCCTCCGGAACAAATAAGGGCAAAAATAACAACCACTATCGAAAGCTCACAAACTAACCGCAGCACGTTCCTGCATACGACGTGTCTGCGGCATAATCCCAATGATTACTCCCTGACAGGATTTGCAGGCCACTCAATATCAGGTACAGTTGATGTATCAACACGATTCAACAATACCCGATATTTATTCCATGCCTCCAGCAACGATCTTTCTTCCTCCGTTGCGATTTCCAGATCTACAGCATCCTGCAGTGGCGCAATATACTCACTGAATTCCTGGATGTGGAACTGTGTGGTGACGGTCTTCCAGTCATTCGGCTCCTGCTGTATCGAAGCATACCAGGCTATTTCAATATCGCTATGCTGCGGCAGCATTTAACCCCTTGTAATTCATCGCCATAATTGATTTAATTCACAAATAAAACTATAACATGGTGAAATCAATGAAAAAAAACACAGATGATGGGGCTAAAATTTACACACCACTTACCCTAAAGCTTTATGACTGGTGGGTTTTGGGAGTATCAAATCGGCTTGCATGGGGATGTCCTACAAAGGAACACCTTCTTCCACACTTTCTGGAACATGTAGGTAACAACCATCTGGATATTGGTGTTGGAACTGGGTTTTACCTTACTCACGTACCTGAGAGTAGTCTGATATCTTTAATGGATTTGAACGAAGCTAGCCTGAACGCGGCATCTACAAGGGCTGGGGAATCAAAAATTAAACATAAAATTAGCCATGATGTTTTTGAACCTTATCCCGCGGCGTTACATGGTCAATTTGATTCCATTTCCATGTTTTACCTTCTTCACTGCCTGCCTGGAAATATATCTACAAAAAGCTGTGTAATACGCAATGCGGCGCAGGCCTTAACTGACGATGGAACTCTATACGGAGCCACAATTCTTGGCGATGGAGTTGTGCACAATAGCTTCGGTCAAAAACTGATGCGCATTTACAATCAGAAAGGCATCTTTTCAAACACAAAAGATTCCGAAGAAGGCTTAACACATATACTCTCAGAGCATTTCGAGAATGTTAAAACCAAGGTTCAAGGTACTGTAGTAATGTTTTCCGCTTCAGGGAAAAAATAGCATCCAACCGCAGCACGTTCTTGCTTAAGACGTGCTGCGGCATAATCCCAATGATTACTCCCTGACAGGGTTCGTAGGCCACTCAATATCAGGTGCAGTTGATGTATCAACACGGTTCAGTAACACCCGATACTTTTTCTAGGCTTCCACCACCAGCACGACAAGATGCCGCATACAGTGAACCAGTCAGTCCAGTTTTCAGACAACCAGTGCGTCACCTTTTTGAAGGCGCTTTAAAGCACGTTTTAATCCAGGTCGGCCTGTCCTTGTTCCGCTTAATTTATCTTCAAATATTTGTTCATATCCTGCACAAACAAGAGCGTTTCGTTGCAGATCTGTATTCTGGTCATTTGTTGATACCCTTACATAGCCAATCAGCACGCTGAATCTCCCGTCCAAAAGCACAAATCATGCCATGCAGGCCAGAAACCGCCATTATCTAAAACCTCGGTTTACGAGAACTCGGCACAAGCGGGGAGAAAATACCGTTACTCAGTACAGCGAATACCTGGACTAATCGACAAACATTCAGCGGTGGCCTTTCTGGTGAACTATCCGGCAATGCTTCTACAGCTGCAAAATTAAAAACTGCCAGGAAAATAAGCAATGTGGTTTTTGATGGTTCCTCCGATATCACATTAAAAGCAAGTCATGTTGGTGCGTTTGCCTTAGGGAAAACAGGAAGCACCGTTGCGAATGATAAAGCAGTTGGATGGAACTGGAGTAGCGGAGCCTATAACGCAACTATTAGTGGTGCATCAACGTTAATTATTCATTTTTATATGGGAGAAGGAAGTTGTCCTGCAGCTCAGTTTCGGATTAATTATAAAAATGGCGGTATTTTTTATCGTTCAGCCCGTGATGGTTATGGTTTTGAAGCCGACTGGTCCGAATTTTACACCACCACCAGAAAACCTTCAGCAGGAGATGTTGGTGCACTGCCGTTATCTGGTGGTCAACTGAATGGTGCACTGGGTATCGGAACATCCAGTGCTCTTGGCGGTAATTCGATTGTATTGGGTGATAATGACACGGGCTTTAAACAAAATGGCGATGGTAATCTGGATGTTTATGCTAATAACGTCCATGTTATGCGCTTTGTCTCCGGAAGCATTCAAAGTAATAAAACCATAAATATTACAGGGCGTGTTAACCCCTCGGATTACGGTAACTTTGATTCCCGTTATGTGAAAGATGTTCGACTTGGTTCACAGCAATATTATGGAGTGAACAACTGGCAAACATGGAATTTCCGGTGCCCTTCAGGTCATGTATTGTCTGGTATTAATGTTCAGGATACAGGGTCTAACTCTGCCGATAATATAGCGGGCGTTTATTACAGACCCGTTCAAAAGTATATAAATGGCACCTGGTATAATGTAGCGAGCGTTTAATATGATGCACTTAAAGAACATAAAAGCGGGTAATGCTAAAACACTGGAACAGTATGAGTTAACAAAGAAACACGGAGTTATCTGGCTTTACTCTGAGGACGGAAAAAACTGGTATGAGGAAGTGAAAAACTTTCAGCCAGACACCATAAAGATTGTTTACGATGAAAATAATATTATTGTTGCCATAACCAAAGATGCCTCCACACTTAACCCTGAAGGTTATAGCGTCGTTGAGATTCCTGATATTACCGCCAACCGGCGTGCTGACGACTCAGGTAAATGGATGTTTAAAGATGGCGCAGTCATTAAACGTGTATATACCGAAGAAGAGTTGCGCCTACAGACGGAAAACCAGAAAAAAATATTATTACAGCAGGCCAGAGAAAAAACGCAGTTCTGGCAAACACAGCTTACTTTGGGGATTATCACTGATTCAGACAGACAGCAACTGATGAACTGGATGCGATACGTGCAACAGGTTGAGACAACTGATACCTCGGTTCTTCCTGTAACATTCCCGGAACCACCAGAATAAGAAAAGGCCCGTACGGGCCTTAATTTGTTGTTATTCTGGTTTCTGTGGCCATTCAGGCTTTGCAGTATCCACACGGCTGACCATAACGCTGTAGCGTTCCCATGATTCCAGTCGTGTGCGTTCCTCATCAGTTGCCATATTCAGTCTGACAGCACGTTCCAGCGGTTGAATCACAGACTCCGCTTCGGAAAGCAAAGCGGCTTTTTGTAACTCTGCCTGCTGTTGCAGTTCCTGTTTTGTATATTCCCGCTTTACTACTTTACCATCCAGAAACTTCCAGTTTCCCGAGATATCGGCGCGACGGTTGGCTGTTATATTCGGTAACTCAACAACACTTAACCCGTCAGGGTTAAGTGTTGATACGTCTTTCTCAATACAACGAATAATCCCCTTCTGGTCATAAGCTATTTTTAAAGTATCATCCTGAAAGTTTTTTAATTCGTCATACCAGTTTTTACCGTCTTCTGTATATAGCCAGATAACGCCAGCTTTTTTCGTAAGCTGATACTGCTCAATGGTTTTGGGGTTTCCGGCGGTAATATTTTTCAGATGTTGCATATATTCTCCTGATGGCTATGCCTGTTCAACGTTATACCAGTTACCAGAAATGTATTTTTGTAGTGGTCGTGACACCATCCAGTCATCTCCATCAACCTCACCAATAATTTGCAATCCTGTTGTCACATGACCATTACCTGGTTCGCAAAGTCCTCCGCGATATAATGTGTCAGAACGTCTGCCTCCCAGACGCACATTTCTGATAAAAGAACTATTCAGGTAATCATTTAAGTTTGAACCCCAGCACCCACCAAATATATTTCCATCGGTGTTATAACGGACGCCACCCGCAATAAGAGCACCCGGTGAAATAAAGGATTTATCGTTCGGGTTAAAATACCATAAAGCATCATTACCTCCATCGCCACGCATATGAATACATGGAACCGGAAATCCATACTGTTCTGTCAGTAAATACCCAAAGCTGACCGCGCCGGGATAGCCCTGTCCATTGCGAATGGACAAGCCCTTAACTATCGGCACGTAATGACCACCAGGAGTGGGATTCCAGGCAAACTGCGTCTGAACAAAAGGCGCGGTGGCATTATTCAACTGGTCTGCAAATGCGCCACTTCCATCAGGAATTATTCCCTGATGAATATATGCAACCCGCTTATAAAAATCAGCAGATGCGGGTTGAAGCCCAAATGCCAGTTGTCCATTTGAATAGAATAAAAGGACACCGTCGCCGCCCTGTTTAATACCAGTGTCGTTATCTCCGAGAGTAATGGAATTACCGCCCAGTGCGTTATCTGTACCAAGCGCCAGCCCACCATCAATTTTGGCCCCGTGGCTGACAGATATAGCACCTGTTCTCAGATTTATAGCGAATGGCCTTAATGGGCCGATATCACCGTTTTCGCCTTGTCCTTCAGCCGTCGGAATGAAATGAAGAAAATCTTCTGAACGACGGAAAATAAGACCGAAGGCATCATTGAAAATTCGCAGCGCATTCACCGTGCCAATTTTCAGTTCTCCGGTCATTTTATCGCCGGAACGCTGAACGGCGTTACCAGCCTTGTTTACCGTTTCCTGTAAACCGAGGTATTCGATAACGGCGGCAACGGTCGATTTCGCAAGAATATCCCGCCCAACTTTTGTCAGGGTTGCCAGACTGGCAACATCATTCCCCGTAAAATACGGAAACCTGTCTGCCGCAGTAGCAAGCCCGGCCAGCGCCGTCAGGGTGGCATCTTTCGGTTGCTTACCCGCAAGCGCGTTAGTCATGGTGGTCGCAAAATTCGGGTCGTTGCCCAACGCCGCAGCCAGCTCGTTCAGCGTATTCAGTGCGTCAGGCGACGAGTCCACGAGGGCAGCGATCGCAGCCATAACATAAGCCGTGCTTGCGATTTGGGTATTATTCGTTCCCTGTCGCGCAGTTGGTGTTGTTGGCGTTCCGGTCAGTGCAGGACTATTTAAGGGCGCTTTCTTGTTCGTTTCACCCATTACCGCCTTAACCGCTTTTGGCGTTGCCGCCAGTGACTCGGAAGTGCTGTTGGTCGCACTGCTGAGCTGTACTATCCCCTTTTTCGTCGTGCTCGCATCCTCCAGCGCCACGGCGGATGCAATATCCTCTGACCGCCATATTGTCCAGGTACAGGTTCTGGCCGTTGCGCCACCAGTCATCCTCGCGATGAAAATCCGGCATATCAATTCCCGCCAGATGGTATGCATCCCGGAACAGCGTGTAACAGTCCGTCACCCCGTGCTCAAAGCGCCGTCCTGTCAGATGTGGCACACAGCGGAATTTATGAATTTCCCCCCGGCAGACCAGCCACCAGGGCAGTGCGCTTTTTATCTGCAGCCGCCGGTCAGCCTCGCTCAGCCAGGGCAGCTCACCGGGATGACTGTGGACCAGTGCCACAATCTCCCCCTGCATCTCTGCCCGCAGCCAGTCTTCCGGTGCGATACGAAAATACGCCTCCGGCTCTGCGGAAATATTCACACAAGGGATATACCGCTCCCCCTCCGGCGTGCTTATCACGAAGCCGCACGACTCCGCAGGCGCACACCGCCGGGCATGCGCCAGAATCGCTGATTCAGTCTGTGTCATAAACCGGGATTTACTGCGAAAGTTTATTAATGGAAAGGAAACCGCCAAAATTGCCGACATTCCTGCGCAGTTCACACCCGCGCATGCACTTGCTGCATCTGTCCTTACGGATATCCGTGGTGGGTTTATCGAACTCATCCGCCACAGCCCCGCCCGTGTAACCACACTCATCAGAGCGGTAGGTCCACATACAGGTGTTCGCCAGCATGATACGACCGGGAAACTGCGCTCCGTCCGTCTCGGTCGGTGTGGCCAGCACAAACGAGGCCGTCATGGCTGTCAGCTGCGACATCTGCTCCACCACCCAGCGGTCGCTCAGCTCCTGCTCCGGGTCCGCTTCCGGATTGCCCGCCACAAAATTCACCGCATCCAGAAAACGGGCATACACCCGGCGGCGGACCACCGTGGCCCCCACCAGACTCTGCAGGTCTTCCGCCATCCCGGTGACAAGGCCGAACAGATTGGACACCGTCAGCGACGGTCTGGCACTGCTGCCTTTCCCGTTCATTTCAAAGCCGCTGCCATCAATCGGGTACGCCTCATACTTACGCCCCTGCCAGGTGACCGGCTCCCCTTTTTCATTCAGCTCATTACAGAAAAAATACCGCTCACCGCCCTGTACCGTCAGGTCGATTTCCCAGAGTACCACCCGCGGTGACTGCTCTGATTTAACCGACTCGTTCAGACTTTCTTCGTGAATATCCTGCATCAGTTCACCACCTGCTCAATCGTACAACTGAAATCACTGTACCTGGCGTTATCTGTGACGCTCCACTCCCGGCATACCACCCTCACCGTCCGGTTATGTTTCGGCGGTCGCCACAAAAAGGCACGGTAACCACCATGCCACGATAAAAACTCTTCCAGCCATCGCCGGGTCGCCTCATCCGTCACCCGGAACACCGCCTGAAACGTCTTCAGTCGGGCATTAAGTCCCGTCGGGCGGCGCTGTTCATAACCGTCACCAAACCGTACCCTCGCCACCGACGGTTTCTCACTCACCTGCATCCCTTCACGCGGGACCAGATGCAGCGTTTTTATCTCAGCCACTCAGCATTCCTCCGTCACGTCGCATGGACAGCATCACCGCCTGCACCCGCTGGTCAATCAGTTGCACAAGGCTGCCCGCAGCTTCCGGCCCTATTCCTTCTGACCCAGCGCATTTTTACGCATGGACAGTGCCAGGGCATTGGTGCTGGACATCAGCCAGACCGCACCGGTGGGCTGCAGGTTTGCTGCCACAAACTGTCCAAACGCAGCCTCTGCATCCGCATCCGGGTTACCGGTTGATGCCGTGCCCTTCACATCATGGGTGATGGACGCCGGGGAGACATCTGCCACTGCGGCTTTTTTCGGGTCCACAAAGTCTGTATCCAGACGCGCCACCACCGCTTCCGCCAGCGCATTACGGACCAGTGCATCAGCAGCCGGACTGGAAAAACGGATCAATTCTTCCGTCAGTACCGCAATGGCCGACACCTTCGCATGACTGAAGGTGATGGATTCAAAATCAAACTTCGTCAGGGGTTTTGCCTTACCCTCACCCACCCAGCCGGCAGCACCGCCGGACACCTGGGCGTGCACACGGATATTGAACGGCACCTGACGAAGTGCAGGGATCCCGCCCTGACCAAATCGCCCGATAATGGTCTGCGGACGCAGGTAATCAATAAAGTCCTGTGCGTATTCCTGATATTCAGACAGGCTGCCTGCCCACTGCGGATCCGTGGTGGTCCCCGCGCCCACTGCCGATTTCAGGACATGATGCAGACGACTGTCATCCGGATACTGACGACGGGCCACTTCCAGGGCTTCAGATCGGACGCCTTTAGCCGCAGCCAGCGATTTGGCAAAGCGGGCGAAGCCAATCCCCTTATCCAGTTTCTGCTCCACACGGATCACCGGCGCAGAAGCCACCGCGGCCACATTCCCGTTACCGGCCTGTTTCACCGGCTGCGCCGTGGCGGCCTTACCGGCTTCCAGTTCACGCAGGCGCTTCAGGTGCGCATCCACCTGACGGATTTCCGCTGCGGTGTTGTCGTAATGCTCTTCCTCCTCCACATCCAGCGTGCGCCCTTCCTCTGCGGCTTTGGTCATGACCTCCTCAAGGGAGGCTGCCAGCGCTGCACGCTTGTTTTCAAAACTTTTAATCTGTTCGCCAATATTCATTATGGTCTTTTCCTTATGAAAAACGGTTGTTGACTGTGCCGCAGCGCCGGCAGAAGATGCGATTTTCACCACCGGTTTCCGGTTGCCGGACGCGGCAGAAAACGGGCGGTCGTAAGATTTAATGGTCCGGATGGTGCATTCCGCATTCGCGGGCACGGTGACGGCAGACACCTCCATCAGTTCCCAGCGCAGAAAATGCAGTCCGCCTCCGTCCAGAAAGGTGTATTCATGGGGACGGAAGCCCACGGACAGCCCCCTGACCAGCCCGGTCTTAATGGCCGCCCAGACCTCATCCAGCCGGGCAGCCAGTTGCGACGGCATATCCGGTACGGGCTTCACCAGTGTTGCCGTGATTTCCAGCCCTTCGCTGACCCGGCGCACCGTACACTGCCCCACCGGGCGGGAATGGTCATGCTGCCAGAGAAACGGGATCGCACTGCCAAACTCCGCGCCCTCCGGCTCCAGGATGTCACCATCCCGATCCGGAGAAGGCGTTGACGCAATCCCGGTGATCACTCGTTCATCCTCACTGAAGGATTTCACCGTCAGCAGGGAACAGGCCCGTTTAAGAGTCACATCAGCCTCCTGAAAATAAAAAAACCGCCGGAGCGGTTCGTGATGGTTACAGTGTGAACAGGGTTATATGAAAAAAACCGCATATTCTTTCTTTTTCGGTTCCGGGTTAAGGGACATCAGGGAGACCGCATTGAACAGCGCCATCAGCGGGTCAATTTTTCCCCGTCCACTGGCCTGTTTGGTGATAAGAATGGCGTTACCTTTAGGCTCCACCCGGGCATTGCCGACACACCAGGCCATCAGGGGCTGGTCACCATGCACCAGCACCCCTTCAGCCAGTTTGCGCTCGGTGGTTTTAATGGCCCCGCCCAGTTTCCAGCCCTGGCTTATCCCCACCACAATTCCGTCGGGGATCCCGGCTTCCGCCAGTGAATCCAGAATCTGCCCCACCCCTGACGGGTCAATACCGATATGGTCCAGTAACTCAGCCTCATGAATGCGACGCACATATTCCGCCACTTCCGCCGTGTCATCCCCGACACGCCGGACAATGGTCATATCTCCACAGGCAACAAGATCCTGAAACCGGGACGCCTCGCTCTTCCGTCGGACCACCGCGGTTTCATGCGCCCAGGCATGGCCCCAGCCCAGCCATTCGCGGGTCTCCCGGTCACGCCCAATCACATACATCCCCAGCAGATCATCCAGCCCTCCGCCGTCAATCCCCACCGTCACCACATCAGCACGACGCAGGATATCGTCCAGGCTGATACAACGGCCCTGCTCTTCCCAGAAATCAGCCCCCGCCCAGCGGTCAGAGCGCAGGGCAAGACCAATTTCCACATTGGCGTGTTTTGACATGAACCCCCGGAATGTCTCTTCACCGGCTTCCCGGGCTTTACGGTACTCCCAGTACAGAAAGGCCTCATCCACTGAATAGCCGAGATTAGGATTGACCATGGCGAGGTTTTCCATCAGCAGGTGAGCCCCGCTTTCCACCATTTCAGGAGGGTGTTCAAATATCACCGGCAGAAAGTGCGGATCATGAATTTTGCCGTCGCGCACATCCCGGGCGTACTGCAGTTTCTGTCTGAACACCCCGGCGGGCGGTTCATTCGACTGGGTGGTCGTATACACCACAAACCCTTCCGGGCGGGAGGCAAGGCCGCCTATGGCTTCACGTAACATGTCCTCCGCCTTGCACTGCTTGCCAAACAGCCACAACTCATCAATCAGCGTACCCACGGACTTGATACCGGACACCGTATTCGGATCGGCTGCCACCACCTTCAGGGTGGTGTCTGTCACCCGGTGGGTGATGGTCCGGATATGGGTCTGTACCTGGCAGAGATCATCCAGATCATCGTCACGTCGTACCATATCCCGGGCAGGGTTGAAGGCGTTGGCCGCCACCTCCACAGTCGGGGCCAGAATCGTGTAACCCGCCGCCTGCCGCCAGTTCAGTAACAGTGCAGTCATCATGATCCCCGCGGCCAGCGTGGACTTCGAGTTTTTCTTGGGGATAAGGATAAAAACTTCCTTGATATGGCGTACACCGGTCTGCGCATCGTAGGAGCCAAACAGGGCCGCCACCAGGTCAAACACCCACGGTGCACAGGACTCCCCGAACGTAGGGCTACCAGGTGCATCCACAATCCGCAGTTGTTTAAAAATCGCCAGGGCATGTGCGGCCTCGTCCGGATAAATCGGATCCGGAATAATCGACAGCCCCTTTTTCAGGCGCTCTGCCCAGTCCGGGCAGGCTGTGCTCCATACAGGTATCATCCGTTGCCCTCATTATCGTTATTCACCACCAGTCGGGGTGGCGGTGGCACCGCAAAACGGTTAGCCGCTTTTTTCGCGGCATCACCTTTTGCCGATTTTTTCCCGGTATCCCCTTTTTTATGGTGCGTGAACTGCGCCAGACGCCAGGCCGCATCCAGTGCCAGTTTCGGATCAATGCAGAGGTTTTCCACCAGGATCCGCCCCATGGCTTTCACCGGATCGGGAAGACCATCCTCCATATATTCAATACCAGGAGACATCACCGCGGACGGTGGCATCTCCGGATTGTTTTCGTCCGGCTGTGGTATTGCAGCCGCCTCACGGCGACGGGGTTTATCCTCCTGCTCTGATTTTTTCTGCCGGTAAACAGGAACCTCATCCACCTCCACCGTCTCGCATTGTTTACGGGCTATAAACGCAAGCACCTCCGGATCTTTTGCCAGCTGCGAGCCTTTAACCCTGGCGGTCTTCGCCGAATAACCGGCGGCAATGGCTGACGCTGTTTTGTTTTTCCCGGACATGAGCGCCAGCGCAAATTTTCGTTTTTGCGTTGTCAGCACAGCCTCCTCCCGGGTCCAGAACGCACTCAGCCGGGTATGGTTCAGCCCATTTTTCCCGGCGTCTCATGCCGCAAATGTTAACTGCTGCCTGGTTAACATTTGCTGAAAAAGCCTGTTAACATTTTTTCCGCACAACAAACTGAATAATAAAGATAAAAACCGCAAAAATGCCCGGGCAGCCAGTTAACATGTTAACTGCCCTGAAACGGGAATTTTTTCTCTGCGTGAGAGGGGCGCGGTGTCCAAAGCGATCGTTTTTTACGCCGGATGATACCCCCCCGGGTTGGGTTACAGTCCGATGATGTCGTCCTCTCTGCCACTACCTCCGGACACCTCCGGCAGCGTCGGGTCCGGCATACCACTCGCCGCTTCACGAGCAGACTTTTGTCGATGGCATTCGGCACAGAGCGTCCAAAGATTCGTCTCCTCATTACCACCACCGAACTGAAGTGCAATTCGGTGATCGAGTTCACTGTCACAGAGGTCAACCACACGACCACAGATACAGCACTGCCCGGCGTCCCTCAGCCAGATATGACGCTTGAGGGAAACACGTGCACTGCCACTGACACGACGCTGCTCCCCCTTCAGAATATTCACCCGTCGGGTATTCAGTGTTTTGATTCTGCTCTGGAGTGTACGAAGCTCAGCCATGTAAAATCCCCGTCATATGGCAATCAGTAAAGGAAATAAATATGTCATCGAAAAACCGGACCCGCAGAACCACAACCCGCAATATCCGTTTCCCCAATCACATAATTGAACAGATCAACATCGCCCTTGAGCATAAAGGGTCCGGTAACTTTTCAGCGTGGGTTATTGAAGCCTGCAGGAGAAGGCTGGCAACAGATGCAACGCATCTGCGCCCGGCCAGCATGACAAATAACGAGAAATGAACGTTCGGTTTCTTCCACCATCGCACCGGACAGGCGACTATGAGGGGACAACGCCGCGCTCCGTTAACGCGGTAAACCCCGGTGTGTATCGTTTTTGATTATCCCCGCACACTCGCGCAGAGGAGTCTCCCTGTCGGGCTGCGGTCTCTGTTAATGCAGGAATACGGCGACAATACCGCGCATGGATAATAAGGTCGCTCAACACACTGGTTGTAATGCAGCGGATACCATGCGGCATTTAGCGGCATTCATCGTACACTCCACGGTTAGCTCTTCATTCGTGGCATTCACCTGAAAGGTCCGGGAGTGTAATTGCGTACATTTACCACTGAACGAACCTTCAACAAGAACACGACCACGCTGCAAAATACGGAACGGAATTGTTCCCTGAAAAGGTTCTACGGTTACCCGTAATTTCTTCATGTATCCTCCGGATAATAAAAAGCCAGCTTAGTGCACTGAGTGCGGATATATTCCTGCGCCCCTTCCAGCTGCTTCTGCATTGTCATCAACCGTTCTCTGAGGATGAAATAATCCCGTTCAGCGGTGTCTGCCAGTCGGGGGCCGGTTGCATTATCCACGCTGGAGGTGCCGGTGGCTTCACGCACGGTACCGGGGCAGGTGGCGTTGACCCGCAGGCGCTTACGACCAGCGGCAACATCAGCGCGCAGAGTTTCATTTTCAGCTCTCGCATCGGCTAATTCCTTCGTGTATCTGGCATCAAGCGCAGCGACATCTCGCTGGCGCTGCTGCATGTCAGTAATAGTGGCATTCGCCAGTTTCAGCTCACTGACTTTTTTATCGCGCTGCGCTTTGTAGGTGATGGCGTTATCGCGGTAATGATTCAGCCCCAGACTAAGCACACCACAGGCTACCAGCATGACAATAATCACCACACACAGAACACGGTTCATATCACCACCAACGGATTGCCCAGACCAGAACAGCAATGGCCACAATACGAATGGCAAATGCCATTGCCCGAATAAGTTCAGCACTCATCTTTTTAAAGTTCACGATTTCAGCGCAATGACCAGTTTTGCCAGCCCATACAGCATCGGAGACACAGCAATACCAACAGCCACCCACTTAATAGCAAAAGCCAGCGCTCTGCTGATGTCATCAGTCACTGTCACCCCAGCAGCCCCGACGAAGACAACATCACCCAGGCGAGGGACAGAAAAAGAGCAACCAGCATTAGTGAAAATGAAATACCGACAATCACACACAGGACCTTTGCCGGCGTTATGAGTTTGTCTGACATAGCTACCCCTTAATTGCCACAATTAACTGGGATACTACCCATAAAAAAGGGATGCTCCAGACCAGCAAAAATTTCCAGTTTGGTAATTGACTAATCATGAGTCGCAACTCCCTAATCAGTTTGCTAAAATCAATCAAGGCAGCCTCCCATAGCTTACTGCCATAAAAACAAAACCCCGCTTGCTGCCAACAAACGGGGTTTTTACTTTTATTCACTTAGTTTTTGTCAGTTCGCAGGATTTCGTGTTATCCGTCCGTGTAAGCAAACCGCATTTTTCAGCAAAATATTCTGCTTATCTGTCGATACCCCAGCACGCCAGCGCGCTCTCCTGGTCACGACGGGATACCTGACCGTAGCAGTTGTTTGAACGAATACGGCAGTCTCTGCCACCGTCCTTAATCCACCAGCGAATCGCCTCACACGCTCCCCTGCGATCACCTGCATTAATTCGTTTATAAAACGTCGACGG